CAAAACAACCCGATTAAAATGAGTGCCAAGGCTCATCGTATTGGCGAAAGGTTTAATATTCCCAAATATATAGAGCATCCTTTTGTTCATGCTGAAAGTCATATGATTAGTAAGCTTTTGGATAGATATAACACTATTGATTCTAGTTGGTCTATTGTTGTGATGAGAATTAATAGACGAGGAATTATTCTTGGTAGCAAACCTTGTGAAAATTGCAATAAACTTTTAAATGCTGTTGGATTAAATGATATTTATTATAGCACAGATGATGGAAATTTTAGTGATGGATATAGTTTTATTCAAGCTGACGAGTTGACAATGCCGATGATGATGGTATAATCCACGAACGGAGGCTACCTATGAACTGTATTTATTGCAAAAATTGTGTTGGTGTTGACCGTTACGAATTTCTTGTAGAAACTGGTCGTAAAGTTATTTGCAAAGAATGTAGTGTTGAGGATCGTGCTGTGGGGTACATGGACTTCAATCACAAAACAGCACCACAACTTGTTATGGTTCCTAGTAACGCTAAAGAAACTATTCGTATTTTAGATAGAGCAAATAGGAGAAGCAGATGAATAAAATGACTTGGCTTGATCTTTATACTTTTCTGAATGAAAAAGCTAATAGCGTTAAATCTATTGGTACTTTTGACTGGAATCGTCCCGTTTTGGTACATGATGCTGATACTGGTGATGAATTTTTGTGCGATACATATTATGTGTCAGATGATCGTGGAGATGATAGGCTTGTGCTTATTACTAATATTGAAAAGATTTTTGAGGAGAACATTTAATGGAATTAGAAATTGAAAGACAACTATTTGAACAGGTACAAAAACCAAAAAAGCTTTTAATGACTAAGATTATTAATGTTTTCCATGACTATTATAGAATTAATGTATATACAGAAATTGAAGAAGATGGTCTGATTAAGCGTAAAATATCTCAAAGCTATATGACAACTTTTAGAAATAATAAGCTTACTATTATTCCAGACCCAGACAAAGATAGCAAACTCAAAAAGAAGTGACAGATTTAAAATTTTCTAGAACGGGCTAAAGAAACCCACTTGACAACGCCGATTATCCTGTTATACTTGGGGTATCGTAATCAACAACTCAATGGAGATTAAATATGGCTAAGGGTCAAAAGTTTTGTTCCAACCCCTCTTGTGGTAAACCGTCCGGTCCTAGAGCATTTGTGTGCAAGCATTGCAACACTCAATTTGTTTTTAAGGTTAAGAGCAAAGACAAGAAGAATACCAAAATTATTAGAGATATTAATTGGAAAGAACTTGTGAAGGGTGATAGAATCAAGGTTGCTGGTGGCCCATATTTTATGAGCAAGGGTGAGTTTATCCCTATGGGTTATCGTGGCCGATTTGTTGTGGAAAGTCTTGATAAGAATGGAATTTTAGCTTGGGGTCTTGACAAGCATAACGGCTTCTGCCATATTTATATGGGTGGAGACATTCAGAATAAGGAAACCCAAGTTTGGAAAACCAAACATAAGATGGTTAAGCTTAAAATGAAGGAACAAGAATAATGGCTCTTTCTGAGGAACAGAAATATCAGATTAATAAGTTGGTTGACTATAGAGATGCTATATCTTCTAGTTTGTTTCAAATTGAACGTATTCTAAAGTATTATTTCCCAGAAGAATTTGATTTGGCATACCAGCATTATATTCCACAAATATCTACCGCTTTACATGAGGATCAAAAGTGGCTAAGTAGGGGTGGATATAGTATGCAGGATACTATTAAAAAGCTGTTGGATCAAGCAGCAGAACAAGCAAAGAGTGGAACCACAAGCAAGTTTATTTAATTTGGAGTATATATTATGACAAACGATGTTTATAGTGTTACTGATTTGCAGAAATATGCTGAGAGCATCAGAAAAAACGCAGCATTGTCTTTTGCTGAATATGCTGATGAAAATTTGGATGAATTTATTAGTATTGGACAAGTAATTAATATTATTATTGCAAATTCTATTGGTGAAGATGAAGATGATAATCTTCTTATTGATGAGAATAGTTATAATAAAATGTTTGATGAGGTTAGGGTTTGGCTATATAATGTTGGGTTGGCTAAACTAGCATCTGCTGGTAGGGTTGAGTGTGCTTGGGATAATGATGCTAATGAAATGATATTTTGGATATCATCTAGTGAACTTACATTAAAGAGTGAGGACAATGAAAACAAACCAAAAAGAAAATCTTCTAAAAGAAATAATAAGCCTAAAAACAAATCTTGATGAATTAAAGGAATATTTCTTTTCAGATTTCTGTAAACAGTGTTTTGATATTAAAGATAAAATTGATGACTATGAAAATAAAATCTCTGAACTGCAACAAAATGTTGAAGGTCTTGACTAGATCGTGCCGATGCTATAAAATATAAACTATGGGGGATGCGACTGCCGGTAGTAGTCAACTGTCTTATAAGCAGTACAAGAGAAAGGTTCGACTCCTTTATCCCCTACTTCTTACTTATTAATTATGGAGGAATGATTATGATAACATTTAAGAATATTATGATTGCTGTTTTGGGAGTATTTCTTTGTGCTTCTACAATTTTAAATTTGCATTGTGCTAATCTTATTAATCGTATGAGGGACGAGAGTTTGGAAAGAAACTTGTCTCCAGTTTCACAGGAAGAATTTAAGAAGATTAAGGAAGAAATTAAAAAGTTGTCTAATCAAACATATTTCTTTAAGCCATGATAGATTATATGCTGTCTAAAAGAACTTGGCACAAAAAGTTCTGTTGGTTAAATAGAACGTGCTATATTTCTGGGGAAAGTTTATGGTTTAGAAATGCTTATTGTGGTAATAAAAAAATTTGGAGCGTTATAAATAACGGACAAACTTTAGATGATAATATTTGGTTAAGTGTATATTCTTATCACAAACATATTGGGGGCGTAACGGTATCGACTGGATAGGGAAAATTATATTAGCAAGTAGTAGTTGATCTGGTGGCTACTTTAAAACCAGATTAAACGCTTAACTGGCGTAAATCAGTTAGCCCTTGCTGCTTAATTAAATAACAGCAACAATCTTAGGAAGCGATAAAGGTAGCGTCCAAAAGATTGTCGTAAAATCCTTTGGCTCCTGTTAGTGGTGACGGTTAACAGGCTAAGATGTGTCACTAGGATTGATGAATGTTTTTTATTCTTTAGTCATATCCAAAATTTTATGAATAAAATAAACTTGTAGAAGATGTAATTAGAATTATCACAGGATGGGGATTCGACTTCCCCCGCCTCCATTTTATCTTGCCCGCCTCCATTTTTGGTGTATAATAAAAAAAGCCAAGAATGGAGGTTGGTATGATAAGTATGATAGAAATAACTTGTTCTGCTTGCGGAAAGGCTGTTATAAAAAAATCTACTGAAATTAAAAGACAACGTAAAAAGGGCAGAAATAAATTTTATTGTAGTCGTAATTGTGCAGGAAAGCATGGTGTTGGGCATCTTAAAGAATATGCTGGACAATTTAATTCTAATTTAATAGCATCAAACAGATATGATAAATATAGTAATTTTCGATGGTATATTAAAAATATAATTAAGAATTCTAAAAAACGCAAACAAGATTATAATATAGATTTGGAATATCTTTATCAGCTATGGGAAACACAAGAAGGAATTTGTCCATTCACTAAACAAAAACTAGAACTTAGAACTCATAGCTATGACTCTATTAAAAATAAACCATATCAAGCATCTTTAGATAGAATAGACAATAATAAGGGTTATATTAAAGGAAATATTCGTTTTGTTGCTCTTATGTTTAACTATGCCAGAAACAGATTTTCTGATGAACAAGTTATAGATTTTTGTAAACAAGTAGCAGCTAATGTGTGCAAAAACTAATAAACAAATACAAAATTTTAGACACACAGCAGTAGATATATATAAAATATCTGTTGGGTGTTGTATTTGCGGTTATAATAAACATCCATCAGCACTATGTTTTGATCATTTACCAGACACAGATAAGTCTGTTTTAATTAAAAATGGTTATTCAGAAAATAAGGTTGGTGTTGGTGGTGGAATGTATAATATGTATTATAAGTCTACTGATGTTGAGGACTTGATTAAAGAGATCAAGAAATGTAGAGTTGTTTGTTCTAATTGTCATATGGAATTAACTCATAAAAATAATGCTAGAACTAAAAACAATATTGATTTTGCTATTAATATTCAAGAATTAGAACAATGTTTAAGGATTTTTGAGAACGAGTAGTGCGGAAACTTGACTTTGGAATAGCGTATGGTATACTACGCTAAACACAGGAGAAAAAAGATGATTCACGATTTTGATTATGTTTGGGGTATGGTTCGTGATCTTAGGGCTACAAGTAGCACTATTGATAAGCAGGGTATTATTGAGGACTATTGTAATCATAGCAGTGCCGCTGCTAGTTTTACGAAGAATATTCTATTGTATACCTATCATCCGTTGTGGCAATACAATGTCACTAGCGACAATCTCAAGAAGAAGAATCATCTTGTAGCCAGAAAGAATGAATATAAAAACTTCTTTGATCTTCTTGATGCTCTTAAAAGCAGACAAATTACCGGGCATGATGCTATATCTGCTGTTAATAGTTTTATTGAACATTATTCAGAATACGAGGAACTGATTCACTGTATTATTGACAAGGACTTGAAAACCCGTGCTGGTGACAAGATTATAAATAAGGCTATTCCAGATTTTATTCCAGAGTTTAGTGTTGCTCTGGCAGATAAGTACGAGCCTAAAATTGTTGACTGGAAGGATGGATGGTATGTTAGCAGAAAGATTGATGGTGCTAGATGTATTGCTATTGTTGATGCTAGTGGGAATACTACCTTCTATTCCCGTACGGGAAAAATCTTTGATACTCTTGGTGTTGTCTCTGATGGCATTAAGAATCTCAATGTTACTAATGTAGTATTTGATGGTGAGATTTGTCTGGTGGATGAGGATGGTAACGAAGATTTTCAAGGAGTTATGAAAGAACTCCGCAAAAAAGATCATGCTATTCCTAATCCATCCTTTAAGATTTTTGATATGATCTCCCATGACGAGTTTTATAGTAAGAAGGGACAATCAAATAGGCCATATTCTATTCGTTATAATAATCTTATTGAAACAATGAGAGATAATACTTGTGTTTGTCTTAGTGTGCTAGGTCAAGATTTAATTAAGAACGACGAGCATTTTTGTGAGTGGACAGGGAAAGCCAAAGAATATGGTTGGGAAGGTCTAATGCTTCGTGCGGACGCTCCATATAAAGGAAAGCGATCCAAAGACCTACTCAAATTTAAAAGCTTCTTTGATGATGAATACGAGGTTATTGATGTGGAAATGGGTCCGTTCCGCTATGTTAAAGATGGAAAGGAAACAGAAGAAAATATGCTTAGTTGTGTAACTATTAAGCATAAAGGTTATGCTGT